CCAACCGTGGCCTATATCGACCGTTCGCAAACTGAATTCATTTTCAGTTCGCGTGATGTCGAACAGGACCGGAAGGATCTCCGCAAGATGAAAGCCAACTTGCTGGCGAACTCCGACTTCATCACGTTCATCGAGCAGATGGAGAACTTCCGGGCCTAAAACCCAGATTCCCTTCAGCTCTCCCTGTCTGAAACAACAGGGCGTGATCGCGAAAATGTTTACATGGAGTTATTATTCTTATGGACGAGATCTTTTTCGCCCTTTGTAAACAGGTTGACACCCCGGTGTCGCTTGGAGCTTGGCTTCGTTTCAAGTACGGAGAGCATAAACAGCTCGCCGAACTGGAGCCACCAGTGCGATACTACACGGAGTACGACTTCGACCGCTTCGGTGGTGATTACTGTGTTGTTAGCTTCCTTTCTAAATGGAAGGGGCTCTCGACCGGTGTTGACACTGCGGCAGTTGCCCTCAGCAAGTTCAAACAAGCTGAGGATGCATGCCGTGCTACAAACGATCGAATCCGACGATTCCGGAACGGCCATCTCCTTGATGGTCGCGTTAGTGAGGTGCTCTACCTCGCTCAGCGTAAAATTTCTAGGTTGTTAGGTTCCTTTTCGTATGCACGAATTGCTCCGTACTTTGGGTGGGGTCCGGGCGCGACGTGGGACATCCCACGTCGTAGAGCCCAAGTGGACCACAAATTAGCGACATATCCCATCACTGTTTCTCGTGGTAACCGAGCCCTCGCGGGTTTAGTTATCGAGACCGACCTTCATTGGTCGCAGACTGTTCTGGGCGTCATGCCATCTGGTCCGTACTCGCTAACGCGGGACGTGTTCCAGGTGACGGAAACGTGCAGAGCAGAGACAGTGCCGAAGAATGCAAAGACCGATCGCTTCATCGCGATTGAACCTACGATGAACTTGTTTATACAAAAGGGATTCGGGGGCTTTCTTCGGAAACGGCTCAAGACCGTCGGTATCAATCTGGATGATCAGCGGGTTAATCAGACCTGGGCCGAACACGCGCTCAGTCTGGACCTGGCTACCCTCGATCTGAGGGCGGCATCTGATACCGTTTCAAAGGAGATTGTCTTTGATCTCCTACCCGTCGACTGGGCTATCGCTCTTGACACAGCACGCTCTCACGAGATGCTGATGCCGGACGGTAGCTCGTTGAAACTCGAGAAGTTCTCCTCTATGGGGAACGGTTTTACCTTCGAGTTAGAGTCTCTGATCTTCTGGGCTTTAACCAGCTCAGTTACTGATCTTGAGGACTCCGGGGCGCCCTTCTCTGTTTATGGCGACGACTTGATCTGCTCGAAGAGAGCAGCTGGCCGTCTTGTCGAAGTTTTGACTCACTGCGGCTTTACCACGAACGGTGAGAAATCGTTCGTGGAGGGGCTCTTCTATGAGTCATGTGGAAAACACTTCTTCAATGGCCGTGAGGCCACGCCGTGTTATCAGAAGGACATTCTTGCGGACCTTCCTGATGTTGTGCGGTGTCACAACCGCCTTTATCGCTGGAGCCGTCGTCTTGGGCTTGACCCGAGACGTGGTGGATGCGCAGCTTCCGCTCGTGTCGACCCCAGAGGTTACCGTCGATTTCGGATCCCTGAGAACCAGGAATCAGATGACGGATTTCTCGTGTCAAACGAGGAGTTCGTTTTCGGCGGACATCAGGGCTTCTGCCCCTCCCGGGGGTGGAAAGCAAGGGTGTTAGCAGGGCGTCGAGTATCCCTCCCGGGAATCGACGAAGCTCTGCTAGCGCATTACTTCCGTTTCAACGTCAGCCCCTTAGTTAGGGATGTTCCGAAGTCGCTGAACGGCGACCGCGGGATTGTTGTCGACACCCAAGCCCCTACTGGGGACTGGTCGTACGGCAATGTTGACGTTGTGGTCCTTGGAGAGGACCGGAAGGTGGTGTTCGAGGAAAACACCAGGTGGATCATCCCGCAAGGGGTATGTCCCCTGTCCCTTCGATAAGGACAGGTGAAAGGTTGGCCCCTTAGGGGTCGTAATTAGGGTTGTGCGC